GCTATGAAAATGGCAGGAACTCCTTGTCCATTCCTAGGTAAGATAGGAAAAGATGCATCTGATGCATGGGATAAAAATCCTGAGCTACAACCAAAATCTAAAAAAGAAGAGGATTCATTAGGTGATCAAGTTGTCAAAGGCACTGTTGCCGGTATTGGCCTTGCTGGTTTACTTTTACTCATACTATAGTATTTCACAAACCACTACTGAATGGGATTACGCAAATCCAAATGATGCAGTTCAAACGACAGGAAACTGTCCAACAGGAACAGTCCCTGCTCATTTGTCAAATTCATGGGGAGGATCTTCAACGACAGCTATAGCATTCGGTGGATGCCATGACATATTTGCAATTAGTTTTGCAATTAATCAAGCATTGTCAAATGCTGGAACTGACATATCAGTTGATGCAGTTGAATACACTTGGAAATGGATTAACGGTTGTTATAATATAACAAAAGATGATGGATCAACTGAATGGTGCGCGTCAAATATAGATGATAGGTTAGATGATAACTTTAAACCTACAGGACAATACGCAGATCAATTTGACACGCTAATTGTTACTGTACAAGTTAAAGATTCAAACGGTAATGTTATACAAGAAAAAATATATGACTATGATACATGGTACCATTGGTCTCAATCTAATTCACATAGTACAAATGAAGTAAAAGAAGGTGGTGCCTATTGGCAGGTTGAAGAAGATTCGATAACACTTTTCAATCATAACAATATGTCAGGTACAATATACGGTCTGAATCAACTATCCACTTTTCATGTGCAGGTTGAAGGAAAAGATGGAGGTTATTGGTCCGGATATTATGGCCCAGTAATTAAAGATGGTGGTGCCAGGTTTACATACAGACCTAATCCTTGTTTAAGTAATTCTCTTTATGATGCTTCATGTCCTGGTTATGCAGAAGCATATGCACTACAACTATATAATCAACAATGTCAGGCAAATCCTTTGTTTGATTCTCAATGCCCAGGCTATGAAACTGCATACTTTAATCAACAGTGTAGCCTAGATCCTCTGTACAATCAGGGGTGCACCGGTTACGCTGTGGCTTACTTTAACCAGCAATGTTCAATTGATCCTCTCTATAACTCCGAATGTGATGGTTATGCCACAGCGTATCTTAACCAGCAATGTGAAATTGATGTTTTATACAGTCCTTTATGTACCGGTTATGAAACAGCATATTTACTACAGCAATGCTCTTTAGATGTTTTTTATAGTACTGAATGTCAAGGTTATGATGAAGCTTACTTAAACTTACAGTGTTCTTTAAATACACTATATGATGAAACATGTCCCGGTTATGATTTCGCATATTTTAATAATCAGTGTTCTTTAGATCCACAATATGATATTGACTGCCCTGGTTATATTGAACCAGAAGAAGAAATACAATCACCAATTGAACCTATAGATTCTCCTACTATAATAGCTTTAGCTACTCCTGTAATTCTAGTACCGGTAGAACCGGTCATAGAGATTATATCGGAAATAGAAATAGTTGAAGTCATAGAACCAATCGAACAAGAAATTGAAATAAATATAATTGAAGAAATAGAAGCAGAAATAGAAATTGAAATAGATGATATTCAAGAAGATCAAAAGGAAGAGAATCAAGACGGCGACACAATTTCCGAAGATGAGCCCGAAGAATCGGAAGATATCGTTTCAGAGGTTCCTGACGAAGTCGACGAACAAGAAGAGAAAGAAGTACAAGAGCCCGATAGTACTGACGACGTCGATATGGGATCAGGAACTAAAGACAAATCTTCAAACACAAAAGATGGAAATGACAAAGGTAATACATCTAAAAGAGAAAAGATAAAGAAGATTGTAGCAAATAAACTAAAGTCTTTAGCCGAAGACATGGGAAATGCTGCTTCCTTAGAACAACAGAAACAAATACAGCAACAAGTTCTTGCACTTATAAATTATAATCCAGAATTTAAAACTTACGGTACCACCTTACCTGGTGGATACTATCCAGACGTAAATTTTTACAAAACTAAACAGCTAGCCGATTCTCAAAGAGGTTTAAGAATGGGATTGGCTAATCAAATTCTACACAATAAGATGGTAGATATGCAATGGCAATAAGGAGGAATACATGGCAGAAATAGAATACGGAGGTATTAGAGTCGGAGGAAGTAAACTATTATTGGTCATTCCTCTGCTTGGAACTATCGGAGGCGGTCTTTGGGCCGGCTTTGAATTTTACAAAGACTACATGGATATGAAGGAACAGATCCAAGAGTATGTTGCACCAGACTTATCAGGGTTTGATAAGAGGATTGCAGTTATGAATGAACACATGGAGACAGTTGACATTCACATGGACTTTGTAGAAAAAGAAATAGAATTATTTAAAGAAGAAATAGCAATGTTAAAAGAAGACATCTCAACAGCTAATGATTATAGTCGTGATATGAAAAATGATTTGAAAGATGATTTAATTAGAGTAGAAAAGTTTTTAACTCAAGTTGAAAACGATATGGATGATGTTGAACAGGAGACAAAAGATTTGGTAAAAGAAACAGAAAACGATATAAAAAAGACTACAAAGACAGTCAAAGATATGATAGATAATGCAGAAGAAAGATTTGACAATAAAAGAGATTCTTTAATGACATCAGTAGAATCACAGAAGAATGCGTTATCTTCTGATACTGAAAGAAAGTTAAATGATTTAGAGGAAAGAATTAATAAATTAGTTCAGCGTGCTTTGGACAATCCATTGGCTAACTAATATAAATACATATGAGATGAATTGATCTTTTTATAATTCTAAATTTTATTAATATTTTATAGGAAGATCATGGACCCAGTTACAGCGATCGCTGCGGCTACTACAGCCTTTAATGTTATCAAAAAAGGATTTGATATGGGAAGAGATATCGAATCAATGTACGGTGACATGGGAAGGTGGATGGGCGCAGTATCAGATGTCAATCAAGCCAATAAGATGGCTAAAAATCCACCTTTATTTAAGAAGTTATTTGCAGGATCTTCAATAGAAGAAGATGCTATGAATGCTTTTGCAGCTAAGAAAAAAGCTGAAGAAATGGAAAACGAATTACGTAGCTATGTAAATTTAGTGTACGGTCCAAATTCATGGAATGAAATATTAAAATTACAGGCTAAGATACGTAAAGATAGACAAGAACAAATATATGCTCAACAAGAAATGCAGGCTCATGTACTCAATGTAATTGGTATAATAATTGCATCGATTGTTTTTGTACTTGCCGTTGTCGGTTTAATCTGGTTATTGCTTCAAGCTTGATAGATTTTTCTTAACACGTCTTCAAACTTTTCAACTTTATCAACTCGATTTGGCCAGAGGATATATTCTTTCTCTGGATTTTTCTTAAGATTATTAAGTAATGGTGTAATTGCATTATATAATTTATCCAGTTTGTCTTGTGTAGTAGTAGCAAGTTGCTCAGCATCATTCGCAGTATCTTGTGTTTTCTTAACTGCTTCCAGTTCTGATTCATCTACTACTGTAAATCCAAAGTCGAATATATCATCTGACATTTTTTATTCCGTTATTGGTTGTTGATATGGATTTGTTTTAGTAAAGTATTTTTCAATCATTTCCAATCTGTCACTTGCCGCAGCCATCTTATCTAGTTCAGCTATAACTGCTTCAGTAACATCAGAGTGTTCGCCTATACCTGCCGGCATAGTCTTATATACTTCAATATTTGCTTTGTGAACAGCCATTTCACCTTCAGCCTGTTTTTTGGCTGCTTCAATTATCGCTTCTCCAACTTTCATAATTTACTCCGTTAATAGTTTACCATTATGCCTGTCCCAGAAATCTAGTTCTTTCTGTATATCTGGTTCAGTCTCTTTTTTGAGATCTTCATATTTTCTTTGAAGATCCAAAACTTCTCTCTGCAGTTTAGAATTTTTCCACTCTAATTCGTCCATTCTTTTATTTTCTGCATGTAATTTGTTATAGTCTTTAAGTAGTTTATCATGTTTTTTCTCTAAAGATTCTACTTCATATGTCATCGCATTTTTATTCCAAAAGTCATAGGGTTTACCTTTCGTCATACTAACATTCTCCTAATACAAAATCTGTTCCATAAGCTTAGTACTACCGCAAAACATATAGGACTAAGTATGAAGTTTTGTATATTTATTATTGAAAATAAAAACAAATATGAGAATCCAATGCATATTCCCCAATCCCATAGTGTCATAGGAGTCGGTTTGAACTTTAAATTTTCTACTTCATATATCATTTCTGTTCTACTTTCTTTGGAATACAATAAACTTTTAAATATATCTTATCACCTGCAACTCTTTGATGATAGTCTTGTTTTTTTAATTTCTCTGAATATTCTAGGCAAGTATTAAGATCGTTGAAATACACTGGATCTTGCAAAGTTCCTGCCAGATATATAGTAAGTACCCACAGTAAATCCATAAACTTCTCTTTGCCAGTCCCTTGTTAGTTTTTTTAGAATCTTATCCCAAAGATTGTAACCCCATGTACCATGATCAAATTTAACTAACATTGAGTTAGCATTATCAATTCTTCTTCCTATTTGTTCTAACTTATCCATGTTATTTATAGCCATTTTTAATGTACTCCTCCCATCGATTAATAATTGCTGCAAACTCTTTTATATTTAAAGTGTTCTTAGTGGTAGCACATACATCAACAGAAGTTATCCTGTTGAATTCATATGTGTCGAGATTATGTCCTGAAATATAATTAACGCCTTGAGGACTTACGATCTCATTATTGTACACTTCATTTTCTGGATCCCATTCCGATATAAACCTGTAGCCATGATAAGTAAAGTATACATTCTTCTCATTCAAAGGCTTAGTCTTCATTACGTTCCATCTTGACATAATATTTTCTCCTCAACTGATTTAATATGCTTACATTTTTTATATGCTGGACAATCACATTCGAAACCATCATTGGTCATTTCAACGGAATACTGGTCTCCTTTACTACCAATTACTGGCCATACAACTCCAACAAAATGATGGTCTTTAGTATTAAGTTCTTCCATCTTGAGCCATCCTCTTGTTGAACCTTCTGTCTTTTGCTTTACCGATTTTCTTATCAGCTTTCTCAACACCTCTACTGGTAGAATGTGTCTTATCCTTCTTTCTTTTTACTGAAGTACTGAACATTAGTAGAAATTAGATCCGCTTAGTGGCATATTTTTATCGGCATCATCTAGCCACCTCTTAAGTGTTGAACGTTTGATGTTAAGCTTTTGAGCTAACCTATTATATTCTTCTTCAACTCTCCTTGCAGCTTCTTGTTCTCTACGAAACTCATTTCTGATGGATTCTTGTAGTCCTTCAATTTCCATACCATAATCTTCGATGGACCAATCAGATGTATCGTAACTAGGACGTACACCGTAGAAATCTTTATGAATATCTGAATAAGCTTGAGCCATCTCGCCTAGTGTTGCTGGTCTACTCATTATTTTACTCCCTGTTCTTTAGCTGCTGCTAATATTAATGGTGTTATTACCTTTTCCATACGAAGTTCTACTTCTTCCCACTTTTCGCGGTTCATATATCCTGGGTATGGCTCCCTTGTAGGTATTGGAACAAAGCCGAAGAATTTTTTGAAATCACCTCTACGATTCATAAGACCGTTATTGAATAGATCATATGCTAGGTTAGCAGCTCTTCTGAATTTGTCAAGATGCTTGTTCTTTGAACGTGGAGATTCACAGCTACCAGAAGTAGGTATAAGATCCCATAGTTTTTCCTGAACATCTTTAAGATCAGCTCTAACGCCCCAGTTTACTTCGAATAAGTCCATTTGTTTTTCCATTTTCTACTCCTAAAAAATTAATTACTTATATATTCAGTGTATCACACTTTAAAAGTAATGTACATAAAAAAATTCATTTGAGAGAAAAAAAGTTAGCTGCTGTGACAATTATATCACACTGCGAAAGACTCGCCACATCCACAGGAAGCAGATGCATTTGGATTGACTACCTTAAGGTATGATCCACCAAGTTCTTTAACGTAGTCGACAGTACAACCAGCGACATACATTTCAGCCATAGGATCAAGGACGAGGACTCCTTCAATAGGATCACTCCAGTTTACATTTGGCCAATTCTTTTTAAAATCCCAGATGTATTGGAAACCAGAACAACCTCCACCTTTAACGCCTAGAGTGACATAGTCATCATTATTCTTATCATTAAGAACATCGGTTAAGTACTGCTGTGCTGATTCAGTTATCTGTATCATGCCATTTCATCCAATATTGCACCAAAGTTGTCTGCTCCTACTATGTTGTAGAGAATAACTAAAAACAAAATAAACCACACTAACCAAAATATATAGAAACCAATAAACCTATAGATCTTTTCCATAGGTAAATACTTTTCAAATAAAGTCTGTATGTCCCATACGTATTTAAACAGTAGTACATAACATAACCACCTTACGTATTTGTTAGGAGTATTCTCTTTAGTTATCTTCTCCATTACTCGTGTTCACCGCCGGGATCACTAGGATCTAATTGAACTTTCTTACCGTTAATCCACATGTGCTGTCTTGCACGAGAGAAACTGTGATAACCGTCTTTCTTCATGAAGAACTGTGGATTCTTTTCTGCAGTTCTAAATATAGCAAATGTCATAGCTATACCAGCAATGATCAGAGTATGAAGTATTGCAGTAGTTCCAAATATATACATTGAACCGAAGTACATAGAGAATATAATACACCACATCCAGGCGAGTAATTGAAATACCATGTGACGTGTTTCAAAATCTGGTATCTGTGATAGTGGATTATGTTTGTTGTTCATTACTACATCCCACATATTTAACATATAGTTCATTCGTTTTACTCCTTTATTGACATCTTTGACATATCAACGATTGATGAATCTTGAAAAGACCTAATAAGCTTATCATCTTTATCCAGTCTGGCTCTTAATGTTTCATTTATATCTAGTAATTCTTTGATTCTTTCTAAGGATTTATTATGCGCTTCTGATAGTTGAGTCATATCCTCTTGTATCATATGATATAGTTGTTTATACTTTAGCATTTCACGTCGTAAAGTTTCTTCAAAAGAATTTTCATGATTATTCCAATCATCCGGATCTCGAGTGCTTGTAATTATTTCATGATCTTCCATTGTAGAAGATTTTCTTAGTTGGTCACGCAACCAAGTCCCGTATCTTTGTTGATCTTCTTGCATAGTCCGTCCATTCCTTATTTATATATTCTTCACATAGTAATTCAGATCTCGTATATGCATCTTGCTCGAAAGCTCTGTCAGTGTAAGGTATATGCTGATGTTCTTCATTAATTTCATAGAGATTTTTAAGATGTTGTTCTACGTGAACCAGTTCATGAAGTAAGCACTCGATAAAGTCTTTACCTTTTAACGATCTGTCTACCTCAATATGAAATACTTCACCATCATATATGCAGGTTCCCTGTGCATCATCCACCTTAGAAATATCAATCGATATATTAAGATTTCTATACCTAGGAAGCTGTTTATCTATAAACCACCAGGTGATAGCTTCAGTAAACCTTCTTCTTACTTTATTAGATCCATGTGCAGATACATATAACATAATTCATTATACCACAGATTTAAAGCAATGTAAACCCCTTAATCCATTTTAACTTTCTTAGGATCTCCAACTTCGATTTTAACATTAGGAAGAGGTTTCATTTTAATATTTGAATGGTTATGATAAAATGTGAAATTTACATCTCTATATTCTTTAAACATTTCGTACCACAAAGGTCTCCAATTATCTTTTAACTTATTCGAATGTATCGGATCTCTTGAAGAAGATAGGTATAGGTCAGAACAACTGCGTAAATTAAAATCAAATACTGAATCGAATCCATAGAGATGTACATCAGATGCATTTAATTTTCTCAAGCAGTAATATACTGCCATATGACCACAGTTAAAATCTGTATAATTTGCTGCATACTTTGGTAGTTCCGTATATATTTCTTTTATTTGATGCGCTCTTTTAATATAGAATGTAGGATTTTTATCCATCCATATTTTTGGTCTCATACCAATTATCCATTCACCAGGGACATCTAACTGTTGTTGAGTTATTGCATGCATAATTTTAAAATCTACCATAAACGTACACCAGGCATCTGGTACAGGAAAAGGTGGAAGATTACAAGTTACTTTCATGCCTTCTCTTTTTTTCAAATGATAAAGCGGTGCCATATCACCGTTTCCAATTACGTGTATAGTTCTACCCATTCTTCGTTTTATCCCAGTACTGAAATTTACTATTTAATCCTTCACTGCTACCACCAACCCACCGATGATCAGATGTATAAATTACATAATTTGCATTGAAAGAAATACTTCTTCTTTCTCCCTTACCTACAAAAGGATAGACCGTATGTAACAACCATGATGGAAATAATAACATCAGGCCTTTTTCAGGTTTTATCTGTACTACGCCATTTGATAGTATATCTTCCTCTCTGTCTGTTGAGGAATAGGGAAATAGAATATCTCCATCATTTTCCCTATGGCCTTCTTTTGATTTTATCTTTCTTCTGCCTTTTACATCTGGAGTTTTGATGTATATAACTCCACTTATCTCACTACGAGAATGTGCGTGTATAGGGTTATATTCATTTTCTTTTTGAGATACGATCCATGCAGCATTAATCCTTGTATCAATCTTAAAATCTTCTGACATACCAGATCTTTTTGCATGTTGTTCAACGAAAGTTCTGACGCAACTTTCTAACAAATCATTAACTCCAGCATCAATAAAATCTTGCTGATATATATATTTTTCATTATGAATGAGGCTGACTAGATGTTTTCCATGATCTGCTGTATTTGGGTTTTTAAGTAGATCATCTGTCATTTTCGTAAGGTTTTTAACTGCTCTCTCTGGCAATTGTATATGACAGATCGAAGGTCCGAAATGTTTTTCGATTTGGTATATAGGTGGCCAATCTTTAATTTGTTCTGTCAATTTCATTCTCCTCTTCTTTAGTCTTATACTGCCATTCGTCTGTATGTCCTACGCTCCACTTAGGTTCAGTCTCAACTCTATAGTTCTGAGTACATACTTTGAAATCCGGCATTTTCAAGTCACTCGGCGTTAAGCTCGAGTCTCTAAATATTATTCTATTGTTAGGTTGGGCAGCAAACTGACCATTATCTAGTTGTAATATATTAAATGATTTATGTTCAGGGTCATGTTCTGAATAGTTAGTGTCTAATGTAGAGCTTTCAGAATGACAGTTATCTATGGTGAATAAGTATTCACCCTTATGCATCTTTCTATCTTTTCCGAAGAATTCACACGGACCTAACATCGGTTTTTCTATCACGGTTAAATTATAATCAAAGCAATCCCATAGTTGAAGGGTATCTAGAGGCAAGTCGCCATGACCTTCTGTTTTCCAGACAAATGCTGACAACGGGAGTTTATCAAACAGCGCACCGTACTCAGTTAATAAAGTTTCAAAGTATAGAGCTTTATATTGTACAGATTTAACACTAACCCATATCCCTGGAGTATATTCACCGTGACCTTTCTGTAAATCATAAAGATATTCTTTTCTGACATAGACATTAACCAACGGCAAGTTGTGGATTAGATACGCCATTTTTTATTTTCTCCTTAATTATTAGTTTTCCTTTTTGACCGGTCCAGTGCATTATCTTCTTCTTATTGCTATCTTGATTATCATTTGTGACTTGAACTCTTAGCCAGTTATATTCATTTGGTATTTCTTCTATGAAGATTCTACGTGTTAAATCATCTTTCAACATAATATGTAATGTTTCTTGATCTCCACGAGAAGCATTTTCTTTTACTGCCTTAACCCAGTTGTATAGTACTAACGGTTTAAATTTAAATCCTACTACACCTGAATTATACCATAGATTTCCTGAACGTTTAGTCCAGGGTTTATCTTCTGCCATACATAGTTTTTCTAGCACTAATCTATCGAACAGACCTGATATATCATCTAGTACTTCACAATCAGTATCAATCCAAAAAGTATTCTTTCCTGGCGTATTTAGCATACTGTATGGTTTTAAGAACCATCCTTTCTCTTCCTTATGACTGACATCCATAACACCTTGAAATTTTCCACTTCCTCGAATATACTTATCCATTTCTTTCGATACGCCAAAATTGGCAAATACTATTGGTATTTTTTTATGGTTGTGTCTTTGAAAATTTTCTATGAACCATTTGATTTGCCATTCACTCTTTTCATCACACCCAGTAATAAAACATTTATCGAAACCCCATTCTGTCATATCAATTTATATCCTTCACTATAGTTGTGTTTTGCTATAATACCATTTTTATTTTGTATAGTAGAGAAATTATCATCTGCTCTTACCGGCCACGGATAATATTCTTGTAGCCATGGAAATAAATCTAGATTTAAGTAAACATCTGTTGGTTTCGCCTTACCTTCTGTTGCTGTACGTATGAGGTCGCGTGCACCCGAAGGAGTTATCATATAGGCGTGTGCACCACCAAAATATCTCTTATGTATTAGAGGATTGATTCCAAAAGAACTCGGCGTGTTAAATTTACCGTAAGAAGGTTTTCCTATTGTCATGACTTTATTGAAAGGAGCCGTAGTGGGTATATTATCTTCTACTAATGCATCGTGTTCAAATATTAAGTACTTATGATTATCGCTGACACACCTTTCCCAAAGGCTAAAGTGTGATAAGAAGGCGGCTCTACAGTTTTGTCCTCTTGAATATACCTCGTCGAATCCTCTTGTATCGACTCCCTTTTGAACTAATATACTATTCGGATTATCTTCTGGCGTATAAGCTTTAAATTGTTCTACCTTAACACCGAACTTCGCTGCAGAAGATATACATCTATTGGCTATATCTACAGATTCCTGTTTAGATTGTATTGTAATTACGTATGATGCTAGCATTTTTATATTATATCACAAAATAATTGTAAAGTAAACCTATAATGTTGTTGAAGAAGGTAGTCCTTGAACTCGAGTATACAGTTCTTTTGTAACTCCCATTTTCTTAATAAGTTGTTTGCACATCAGCGCATCATTTGGCCACATACCATATTCTTTAACGGCATCTAGCATTTTCTTAGCGCCTTCCGGTTTTATTATATATGCAGAATTACCCGCCAATCCTTGAGGTACGTTGTAATCATCTACTGTAGGTATTGGCTGCACATCTTCTGGTCTTTCTTGAATCCATTTGTAATATTCACCGGATCTTCTAGTAGCTCTTCTTGGATCATTGATTCCTACAATATCATAGTCAGAATCTAAGATATAATCATAGTCTAATCTCTTAATGAAAATAGAATCATGTTCTAAAATAAGATAAGGTAGTTTGGATTGATAACACTCTTTCCAAAGATAGTAGTGACTCATAGCGCATGACATCCTCTTAAGAGGATCGTTAGTCTGATATGCGGATTTCAGCAATCCGCTCTTAATATCCAGTAGAGAACCTTCCCATGGATAGTTCCATTCTACCCTTTCTTTTGTCATGACTCTAGAAACTGTAAGAGGTGTTACGGCATTGAAGTGCTGTATATCAAATATATTACCTACAATTTTAGAGGATCTTATAAGATTCGCTGCTCCAAGAAAAGATCTCTGATTATCGATTATTGTAATTACATGTGCTATCATCACTTCTTTTTACAAATAAAGACTATACCTCCAGCCTTAACATCTTTTGTAATCTCACCTACTATAACTAAACCTTGTTCTTGTAATAATTGTTTTATCTCTGCTGCACTGGCATGTAAAGGATCTTGTGGATAGTTTGGTACACTTTGCTGCTCTGAGTATTCTATGTACATTTTTCCATTTTCTGATAATTGATCTTTCCATACACGAATCGTTTCATGCGGATCTATACTATGATCAATAGAATTGGAATAGACAATGTCGAATTTACCTACCCAATCTGCTATAGGTTTATTAAAATCATGTTGCACAGTCATAGGATAATCTAAAGCGTTTTCGCCTATCTCAGTTCCAAGTGGAGAGCTTTGAGGCAGGAATTCTCTAAAGTATTTTTGTTCTCCTGCTGCACGAGTTCCATGGCATAAAATATTAACAGCATAAGGACTGTCTTCTGCTATCTGCTTAATAGTAGATTTTTTAACATATACCCAACCGACTTTTTCAGCGTTAACTCTTTTCTGCATTGCAATATAATCTTCGTAACTTTTAAATTTATAAACTTCCATATTATTACCTATATCTTTCTGATGACGGTATAACCTACGTTAGTAGTACCTCTTTCTATGATTTCCCATTTCTTATCATGACAAAAATATTCTACACCTCTCTGTAATTCAGCGACAGAATTCGTGTCATGGAATATCATATATTTTCTTACGCTGTGATGATGCATTTCTAATTCCTTTTCCATGTGAAACCATCGATGATAAGAATCTATTAATAACATATCTACAGTTTCACCTAAAGATGCGAATCCAGTTGAATCTGCCAACTTAACTGATAACTTAATATTATTTTCAATGCAGTATCTTTCTGCTATCGGTCTTAAAAATCTATTATATTTACTTAAATCTTTATCAACTAATTCTACTATTTTCGGTTTACATAACATTGCACATGCAGCAGTACCACCTTGATGTGTACCGAGTTCCTTATATGAATCACAGTATTTCATGTATTTCTTTATAGCATCATGCTGTTCACAGTAATCATCACCGTGTGCTTCTTCTTGTTGTCTACGTATTTCAGAATAGAATTCTTCTAATGTCTTTACGTGACCTAATTCTGCATTTATCATTTTATAAAACTCCACTTTGATTGAGGTTCATTAACTACAGTATATAAATCTTTTTCGTTCCATTGTATTCCACTGAGCTGAACATGTACTAATTTCGTATTTTCATTTCTAGGATCATGTATTGGATTCGCTATTGACATCGGACCACGAATAAAATGTACCTGTTCATTCCATCCGTTATCCATCTCTACGAAATCCATATTGTGTATGAATAACATAGCGTGAAAGTAATTTTGGTCTACCGTATAAAATCTTCCTAGGTTTGCCTTCTTCATAATATCTATATAATTTTGAAAGGGTGTCCATGTCCTAGCTCTCTTCATACCTTTATTTGAAAATAATACCACGCCGGCATTATATATTTTCAAATGTCCATCACCGTCTCTAGGAAATATAAAAGGATTACCATCCCAATTTGCATTGATGTGTTTAACCCATTTCTCATCATTCGTCTTATTAATATGATTTGCAATCGTAACAGAGGATCTCAATTTACCTTGAATTGGTTCTGTACAGACACCTACATCTTTTATATCCTGATCAAAAATATTTTCTTCTAAACCTTCTACAGGAAATACATCTAAATCTACTACCAGTACATTATCATATTCTAAAAAAGAATCATCGATAATAGGGTTGAGCCATTCCCAATACGGACCGTTACCGTCAACTAACTTAGAGGCTATGTTAGGATTCATATGTAGAAGATATTCAGCTCCAATACGATCTGCGTATCGTTTCATCAACTTGCTACTTACTCTACATTCTTCTGTCAGATTCCCTGCCCACACCTGATATATTAGATTCTTCATTTCTTGCTCTTTCTTTGTAAGTTTCACACCATAAACATTTTTCATCTGGGTAATGATATTTTCTAGGGCACTTTGCTTGTATTTCTTCTTCAGTTTCTATAATATTCCACCCTGGACTAATTCTTCATAATTACGCATTTTTTCTCTTTTAGGGCCTGTAGGAGTGACTTTAGTTCTTATGTGTATAAATCCAGCTTTCTCTGGTTCAGGTAAGAAACTGCACTGGCACCACCTTCGATGTAAGTACGGTGTCTTAGACTTAAATCCGGATCTAAAAACTAATGTATGGAATATACCTTCATCTTCATAATGATAAGGAACATTATAGTTATTCATCCATCCTTCGTTACCACCTAGTTCCTTTCTTAATCTCTGTCTTGTCGGTAAGTCCATTTTGTATATAGCTCCACCCCAATAGTGAGAATCTTTACTTGCTATCATAGGGTATTCTGATGCTAGCCTTGCGTGTAATCTTTTCTGTACATCTTCATATAAACCAATACCGTCTTCTTCAAATACATTGTCATTCATATTCTTAGGCGCAAACATGTCAATGTCAAGCATCAATACGTTATCATATTCATCGAAAGATTCATCTAGCAAAAATACTTTCTGACATGGAGATGTTAGATGTTTTCTAAAAACTTGTCCTAGTATTAGTTTATAGTCCGACTGGACACGCTTAGCATATTCTTTTATGTTATCTACTGACAGTTTATCTAATTCTCTGAGTTCTCCAGTAAAGTGCTGTAATATTATATTTTTCATTTTCCTAAAAGCCTCTTATTGTATATAGTACAGTGTTCCTCTTGATTTTATAACAGGATTAAATTTTTGTATGTATTTTCCTAATCGGTCGTAATTATAACCAGAGATATCTACTATTTTATTTTTTTCACCTGCGAATGATGTAGGTTTATTTTCACTACCATAATATTTATTTAGCCACCTAGGCTTCAGTATTTCACCCGGCTTAACATCTTCTAACAGGACCATCGTATCATAGGCAGGTATAGACCAAATGTCTGTTATAAAGACTATATTGTTAGAGGCCTGTTCCACACCTTTTACTATAGCTTCATCATAAGTATACTTCCCGGTAGTTAGATAGAATAGTTTTAGATTTGGCGCATCCTGGCTAACAGTTTGTACTTTATACTTTTGAGAATTATTATCTACGACAATAAATTCCATCGGTCCATGTTTGTAGATTAGTGGTAACCAATATTCTTTGAATATCTTGATGTCATCATAATAAGAAGTAACTATAGTGACCACGGTTTACTTGCCTCCACTACTGCAGAATGTAATGCTCGGATTTGTCCAGGAGTATCGATATTCTTAAAATCAGGTATTCCACTATCCTGATAATCTAGATCTCTAACATTCCTATATCCTAGAGACTCTAACATATCTTTCATTTCAGACTTGGACCAAAGATATAAGTGCTGACCTTTTTGATGTAATAAACCTAATGCACATTGTTCTCTCTTAGATCTATGTGAATTATTTGGCGGTAAAAATTTTTCTCTTACAATATAGAAATTATAATAATGTTCAACGAAAGCTTTTTCTTGATCATTTAATTCTTCATCACTTACCAATCTTTCTACAAATTCATAGGGAGGCCAAACTGTACGAATTACTCCTCCCGGCTTTAAAACTCTAAAACACTCTTTAAAGAAATTGATAGCTTGGTATTTGTATAAATGTTCTATGAAATGTTCAGAATATATTCCGTTAAAATCTTCATTCGAATATGGTAGTGGTAAGTTAGTAGCATCTCCTCTGTTCACTCCAGAATGTTCTGCTAAATTCATTACTGTCCAGTTGAACCCTCTTGGTTTTTCTGCTGCTATTTCTAAATAGGTTGCCATATACTCAACTCCGTATGTTCTAATTCAGGCATTTGAAATTTTAATCTTGCTAGGAAATGGTTTATCTTTCCGTCTGGTTTATTGTTAGTCCATTGGTAAGGCATTCTGTTCCAGTATGTATCTAGTTCTGTAACATCAAATAAACCAGTAGATAATTGTAGGTTAATATACATCTGTTCTGTATATCTTGTATGGAGAACATAATCATCTATGGATGTAAAGTGCTTACGTGCTTTAAGTCTACCATCATGTGACCATAGCTGCAATCCACCATTCATATATCTAAATCTTTCTTTAGGATATAATTTAGACTTAGGAAACTCCCATCCTACACCGAAAAGATGCTTACCGTAAGCTCTAACTCCTCTTTTTTCCAGAGGAACATCCATGACTCTACGCAACCATCCGGCTGGTTGACCAGTGTGTACTCCGAGTTCATGAACCATAGCTACATCGCCGATCGGTATTTTAAATATGTTCTCACGAGTAGATATTAGCATGTCAAGATCTAGAGTTAGGATCTTATCATACTTCTCGAATTGTTTGTCGTAATATATTCGGGTGGAATCTAATCTTGGATCTAGGTGAGTAAAATATCTATCATGTAAGAGCAGGTAGTCTGCTCCACATAATTTTGCGTAAGCTTGAGCAGATCTGGAACCTGCCTCTGCCCATGCCGGCATTTTAATCCCACCCATATCTTTATCGAAAGATTCGTATGGGATATAATATTGTAATAATAAATTTTTCATTTCACTGATAATAAGGTACTAATTATTTTTTGTTGTCACTGTTCCTTGCAAATGCTGAAGTAGCCATGAATGTTGCGACAATACCTAAGTTAGCTACAACATATGTTGATAATAATGCTGTAACCATTTCTATTCTTGCATCTGGTATTATAGGTGACATAGCAACAAGTATTAGTGCTATTGAAGATATTGAAGAAACCCAACATATCAATCTCTGTTGGTCTTGCATTTTATCATTATTTTCAAGCCTTATCATTCTCTCTGTCATAGCAATTTCTTCGTCGGTAACTACACCATCTCCATCGGCATCAGCCTGTTCCCACATGCTTCCTTTCTGTAGTTTCTTTGCCATCAAGTTCTCCTAAAAGTATTTTACAAATATCTTTAGCTCTATGAAAGTTATTTCGTAAAGAGTTAGATCTATACCCGTATTTATAAAACCATTCGAAACTTTCTTTCAGTCCGGTCTTAACATCTTCTGGAAGTTTAAAATCATACACAATGTCCTCGTACTCTGATCTTAACGTTAGGTAAGTAGCTACTGACATCATACTAAATCTCCTCTATTTGCAATATCTTCTAACTGTCTAAGATCAACCTTGAGCTCTTCCACTCTTTCTCTTAGAACGCTGACAGTTGTCCTAAGATGGCCGGTATCTTCAGGTTGGAATCGAGATTCTAATATTCTGATTTCTTCTTGTAATACGGTTATATAATCAATTTTCATCAATGTAGTTGCTGTCATAATTTTCTCCTATCCAGCTTTCAAGTTGTCGATAACCTCCAAGGTGTAAATCATCATTCCATATCTGTGGAACTGTCTTTAGCCTTAAAGCCTTTAATACCATTTTACTGGTATAATCTTCATCAATATTGTGTTCTTTGTACTCAATATTATTTTCTTTTAAAATTTCTTTTGCTTTCGTACACCAACTGCAATTATCTTTAGTAAATATCTTAAACATTATCTTATAAATTTTGTAGTGTAGGTTTTTCCCTGGTAGTTAAAAGTAAATGTGCTATAATCATATACCTCTTTACGAGTTTCATTATATCTTGTTTCTACAAAACACTTATCTTGTTTTGCTTTTTCATTAGCAAACAGTGTTCCTAATAGAGCACCTATAGCTCCACCGTTTTCTTCACCTTTAATATTATTACCGATTGCTCCACCTATGATGGCGCCTGACAGTAAATCACCTGCCGATGCTCCAGAACTGTTTCCTTTCTGGCAAATCTCAACGCGGTATGGTTGTCTATCTATTACAATCTTGTAATGATGTTGTACATCACCTGTAACAGAAACCGATTGAGCAAATGCAGAAGCGCTAAAAAAGAAAAATGTTCCGAAGAACATTATAGAAGCTAAAACAATTGCACTGATAGTTTGGTGGTTTTTAAAAAAGTTTAAACTTATTTCAAAAAAATGAAAGTAAGGCTTTAATCTCATATCCATGTCTCCCCTATTATGTATTCGTAAACTTCTTTCCAATTCTTCATAATTGGAATTGATCCTGTATCCTCAGTTTTAATATGAGGATGTGCTACTAATATTGAATCGAATCCTAGTTCATTACCAATCTTAGCATTTCCTACTTTATCTTCAATCCAGTACGTTCTTGGATATACTTTAGCAAGTTCTTTAAGAACTTCAGTCTTATCAGCTCCAGTATCTAAGTATATGAAATCTTCAAACACTTCTTCACCGAATATCATTTGAAGATTCTTAGTTCTTAATTTTTGAGCATAAGGATCTTTTGATAAAGATGAAACTACTAGGAATTTATAACCATGTTCTTCAAACAGCTTTCGAACATATTTATAAGAATCATATAGTGGAGGAAGGTAACCAATGTTTGCAGATTGGTTGAACATTTGAATTAGGTGAGTAACCTTTTCTTGATCAATTCCATATCTTACAGTTTGATCATACTGCCTAACATCACCTTTGGCATATATTCCTTGCCTCATCATCCAAGCATCGAAGGTATCTCTCCAATTTAGAAGGACACCGTCTGTATCAATAAGAATTATTTTAGGATCTATCATATTACCTCCAGTTTAAGAAACCTTCAACTAACATGTCGTAAGCTCCTTCTCTCTTTGCAAAACCATATTCATCAGCAAAGTCCATTGAAGAACCAAAATTTGCTGTACCGTCTACATAACCGAATTTTGACAATAGCTTTGTAACTTCTTTAGCAGTTTTTGCAAAACCGATTTTAACACCAGGTGCTGAGAATAATTCAATTCCACCGTTGTTAGCTTCGAAAAATTTAATTTTATTTGTCATGTTTTCTACTCCTTAAAATTAATTACCTTATATATTCATTGTACCACAAGTTGGTATCATTGTACATATAAAATTTACTCTCAAACGAAAAAAACATGTTTACTGTGATATTTTTGTTACAGTTACGGTCTGTACATTTTTCTATGTTCGTACTCTTTAATTGTATCTTTCAGCATAGGAATCCAGTTATCCCTGTGTTCTTTATATGTTACGGGATGGAAGTTATCGACGTCCATAATAACTATTAGATTCGTGACCGGCATTCCAGTACGCTCTTCCCACATGACAGAATATGCAGCTAGCTGACAGAAGTAGTTAGGAATATCTGCTTTCTTCTTTGGCCTGCGTGAAGTTTTAAAATCAATAACTGATGGAACTCCATGCCATTCGGCGATACAATCACAGGTACCTGCAAGTTTTAGGTGATCACTATATAGTGGAACTTCATTGCCGTATATATTACCAAATCCTCTATGAAATAGAGGTTTGAGATTTTCTAATGATTGTTTAATGTGAGGAAGGAAGTCTTCTGTATCTTCATTCTTTAGGTATTTTTCTACTATCGAATGGACTGCGGTGCCTCGTTCTCTAGCAACTCTTCCTATTTGTTCAGCCTTTTCCTCACCTACCTTGGCTTTCCAGGCTGCTATCTTTTCTTCGCCTAAGATACTAAGTACGGTTGTAACGCTAGGATAAGCAACACCGTCAAGAGTAAGATAGCGCCTACCGTCTGAATGTTCAGCTCTATCCAATGTTTCATAGCCAAGATCAATTTTTTCATGTATAAACTCCATAATCAAACCTTTATAGTATTTCCTTCCCCACTAGTTTTTTTGATTTCCTTTAATCTATCTCTAAAATTATTAGATGTTCGTGATAATGTTCCATTTACTTGGGTTACAAAAGCAGGAGTAGATAACATCTTTTCCCATTCTCCCGTATTGCACATAGCTTCTAACTCATTATATGTACAGTGTACTTCTATAACTTCTTCTGTCTTTGTATTTTTAACATTATAAGTTGGCATTTTTCATCTCACTTATTTCTTTAATTCTAAGTTTTAAATAATCAATTATAGTTTCTGGACTAGGATGATAGAATGTGTTGTTTTCCATTTTAGCTTCTATAGTTTCTATTTCATATTTAAAAGCGGACCTCAACATAAGATCAGCACCAGTTGCAGCCTTTAACTCTTTAGAATCATTGTAAATAGTCATAGTTTATTCTACCACATTTTAAAAGCAATGTAAACAGTTTATTTTTTAGAATCTTTTAAAAGTCCGGGAAATGCTTCTTCTACAACATTTCTTGTAACACCTTCTATCTTTTCTTTATTAATCATACTAATAACTAACTTAGCATCTAGTGGATGTACACTTTCTAGAATACCTATGAAGATGTTTTCTCTCTTGAATGCCGGTAACTTATCTCCATGCCTACCTTTTACGAAATAACTGAAGTTTCTGTTTTCTTTCTTTAAAGTTGTAGGATGGTTGTGTTCTTGTGCCGGCCTATACGGAGGTTCTCCTGAAGGAAGGTTCCAAGTAATATGAGTGTCATAAGATCCTCTAAGTATATCCTTAAGTGCCCATGATTCTCCGTGTTCTTGAAGTGTTTTTATCTTTTCTTCTTTAGATCTTTTCTTTCTTACTATTTCTAGTATTTCGTATACCTCTAATTCTCTTTTTGGGTATGCCATAATATGCTCTCCTTGCTCAAGTGTCTTGAATTGATTTTACAGTTGATAATTCCATTATAGTATTCATCAGAAAGAAGCACATTATTATCAAACTGCAATTTAGCTTCCCAATATGAACACTCTCCTTTTGATTTACAAAGCCTCAATATTTCTCTATCAAAAGCCTTAAATCCTTTCTGTTCAACTAATTCTTGGATTTTTTTATTAGAACCATAGTAGTCCTTCCAGTCTGATTCAGATACGACTCTTCTTGTCCTACCTTTGACTTTCTTCTTCCTAGTAGACCAAAAGAGCTTTTTTCCTATGTATTTTTTACCTGTATCTTTTTCAGTAATCTCATAGACGAATCCAACTAAACTATCATTAGGATAGTTTTCTAGTTTGAACTGTTCTCCATTATAATACCACATATATTATATATCATCATCTTCATCTTCCTCTTCATACACGACTATAGGTGCAGCGTTTTGCATGCATATAGGACAGAATGATGGCTCTTCAATTGATATTATTCGAGTATCCTGTTCACAGCTCGGACACTCGATCAGATATTCTTTATGCTTCATTTTAGAAATCTATTTCGCATTCACCACTAGCACAGGCAGCTGCACCGGTTGTGTCCACATCAATAAACTTCCTTTCAGTTATATCATTATTCCATTCTATTTCTTTGATGTTACTTTGTATCTTATGCCACTTATGAAGAAGGTATGCGTCTTTTAGACAGTATTCAGTTTTCTTAATATCACCGTTCATATAGTTTTCACTGAATGACTTGAATCTTCTTATCCAGTCTCGCTTTAATGCATTTTCTGAACTCTCAATCGATAAGTCTTCTCCCATACCTTGAGCTGTAGAACAAGCATTCCATAAGTTATCAAATGCCTTTAATGCATCTACTACCATTCCACTCGCAAATATTGCAGCTGTTCCATATTCTTTAACCATCTGCTTATCATCTATAACTGCAGTGTTAGGAGCTTGGTTGTAGTCCTTGTCACCTGTCATCGGTAAGAAAGAAATACCTGCAAAATAATTTCTATTTTTAAAAACGTAATTTTCTACCTCTGACCAATCATCGACAATGATAGTATTTGAAACGTTGTGTCTTAGGCCTTCATCTGCACATAGGTCTTCATTAGTTCCTGCTACTACCCAGTTTTGTTGAGCCTTCTTAACTAACTCCAAGTGTTTTACTCCTAGTAAGTCATCTTTGTAAATAGAACCTTTCTTTGGCAGTATTGGAAAACTGATAACATAGTCAGTGCCACCTGCAGACCAGACCGAATCTTCCACCATGTATGGATTGCTCTTTAATAATGCTTGAGATATTTCTGATTCTTTTGTCATCTGAACATTTCTAATATACATCTTACTGTGTTCAGCATGGATACCAGAAGCTGTCTGCAATAGAACCGATGCGTTACCCGAAGGTTTGACACAAGTAGTTCTGGCTGCTGGATTAATGCCAATGATAGCTGCAACTTCCTTATTAACTTCTTTAACAATTTTAGCTCCTTTTCTCAAGATCTTATCATCAAATAAGATATCAGGATTATTCATCCACCCAGTTATCGATACTCCTAGTAATGCCTCTCTATCAAATATCTCTTTTGATATTGGCTGTATAAATTTAAAATCAGTGTACCCGGCTTGTAAGGTACCGAGTATTGCTGCAGCTCTACATGCCTTATAGAAGTTTTCTTCTGTAGTACACTTACCTCCATTAATCTCAGTTAAGTTGCATCCTTGCCACCCTGATTCTCCATCTTTCTGAGGAAACATGCCAATCTCAACACAAGGATTTGTTGTATGTTCTTTTGAATCAACGAAATAAAAGCCTGGCTCACCGAACTGCTTTACTGATTCCATGATTTTACTAAACTGTTCTTTAGTTACTTCATCTCTAACTATAACTGCTGAATTATTAGATCTTCCTCTTTGAGGATTATCAATAAACCAATTTCCTGTTTTAGCATTCATCATTTGTTCATCATCCGGTGAAAATAAACATATTGTAGCTGATCTTCTTACACCGCCTGATAATACTGCATCAGAAGCATGCATACAGATATCATAGACATGTATTGGATTAAGACGCGTTTCTTTTGCATTAGCGGCCAGTACTATTCCTTGAATAAGGTATTCCACTCTGTCCAAGCATCTTCTTAAACCGTCTGGTCCCGGTGCCTTGAATCCACCAGATATTAGAGAACCTGCCGGACGTATTTGTGATAAGTCGAAGAATATTCTTCTTCCTTCAAACTCTGGATATTTTCCACCACCAACAAAATAAGATGATAATAAAACGTCGAGAGCTGATGACCAACCTTCAATTGAATCTTCAACTACATATCCTTTTGCCTGTTTATTTCTTAACTTGATGTTTGGAAGTTTATCGATATGATGAGTTTGAACAGAGAAACCAGCACCTGCACCACATAATAAAATATAGAAGAACTCTCCAAAGAAAGATGGTCTGTCCGCATATGAAGATGTACAGTTATACATTCTCATTTGATGTTTTAATAACTGTTCTCCACCAAACTGTAAAGACCTTTGAGCTGCTAAGACTCTCTGCTCACTGTAAGCAGTTTGAGCTTCTTCTAAATATTTTTCTAATTCGCCGTTTTTGTTGTAGTAATTTCGGTGCATATTAATGACACGTGAAACTGCCTCATCCCATGTCTCATATCTACTCTGATCTTCTATGTATCTGGAGTATCCATCGTAGAACTTGGTTTCGGACAGAAAAGAACGCGTGTCAACAAAGTTTCTTGTTTGCATATTTTTCTCTTTCTTTGGATTTTAATTGATGATTAGCTAGTTCTATTATATATTAAAGAACTGGCAAAGTAAACAACAATTTAAATTAATTTTTTTAGTTTTTCTGAATATTCAGTGATACTATGATCGTACATTCCATCAAATAATTTTCTCTTAGTTAGAGCTTTCCATCTTCCTCTCCAACTATCCTTCAACCTTTGCCAAAATGTTTTTGATCTAAAGTTACCGTAATGATTGATATACCATTCTGTTCCATGATGATGATAACCCATGAACCAGAAAGGCACCTTTGTGACGACGTCATTGTTATTTACGAATCTCCAATGAGGCACGTCCATTCCTTGACAGAATTCTTTTCCTCCAACTCTCGGTGATCCGTATGTGTATAACTTAGGATTTTTTTCTTCTAACCTTGATGCGCATAGCGTTGCCATAGCTCCACCTAGTGAATGACCAGTAATCCATAACTGTTTCTGTTTATTTCTATGTAGTAATGCTTCGATATCAGACCAGAGCTTTCTAAGCTCCATCTTGAAACCCATGTGAACTTTACCTTCAGTTTTAGATTTTCTTTTGAAAGCTAAAAGATCTGCCTTGACATCAGACATTTCACTCGGCTCAGTTCCTCTAAAAGCCACAACTATATTTTCTTCATCAGAGAATATATGGCACTGTGCACCATCATTTTCTAAGAACTTATAATTTTTAAATCCGATCTTATTGAGCTCTCTCATAGCTCTTGTACCATCATGGTAAGCAAGTGCACTTACCTCTGCAAAGAAATAGTTCTTCCAATCTAAATTTCCCCAGTTTAATTTTTCGCATCTTTCAAAAAATTTCTTTGTCATTAGATTTTTTCTCCTATTTCTTACTTCATTCTGATACATTATCAGATATATCTTCAGTAACAGCTTCCTCATAATATACTATAATCTCGCTTTGTTGTTCTATATATCTCTTTATGTCTGCCATATTTAATGCTAGGTTCTCGTAACTTCGAACTGATATCGCATAGAATATCAAGTTGCCTTCTGCATTTAAGAACCTTTCAGAAAACTCATCGTAATTTTCTTTCGTTACAACATACCATTTTACCGGAGATAGTTTTAGTCCTTTAGGTCTTTCGACTACTGGTACGTTGTTCTTTATTATTTCTGTTACTGTAACGATTTCTTTTTCTGGCTCTCTGAACCATGAGCAACTACTTAGCAGTAATAGACTCGAAATCATTAAATAGTTTTTGAGTTCCTTCATTTATTTTCTTCTCTACTAAACCGGGTTTCTTTTCGCTTAATCTCGTTAAGTCGTGTTTCTGTAACTTCTTTCTAAGCTCATCTTGGTATACTTCTGCGTTTTGCAACCTGCCTTGAAGTTCTTTATTTAACTTATTTGTTTTTTCTACGTTAGACTGAATTGTCTTAAGTGCTTCTTCTTTTGATTTATTGGCAACTTCCAACTTAGCGTTATTATCTCGAAGAGTTGCTATTCTTTCTTGAGTATCGTTATAGTATGATATAGCTCCATAACCAACTCCACTTAATACAACTAATATAATTATCAATCCATAAATTTTAATCATCTAAAACCCTACTTCTCCTTCACCTTGAATTTTATGACCTGGCTTGGTGGTTATTTCTCCATTCGCATTTTTAGTAAGATATTTTTTTCCTGCTTTTTGTAAGGCTGCGTTATCTTTATGAACCTTTATATTTATTCCTGATCTTTTTAAATGATCAAGAGAATTAACTCTTTTTTGATTAAAAGGAGTTAAGTTTTTCTTGCTTGATGTGTATTCGTGTTCCATATTAGATTTTTCAAAATCTTTCTTCTTAAAATGAGATATAGTGACAGTATGTTTTTTCATTGAGTTATGAGTGTCTTGATCCATGTGTACAGTATGTTTTCCTGTTTTTTCATTATGGTGATATATAAAGTCTTTATCTCTAGGCACGGCATACGCATTTCCCATTTTACTTTTTTTCAAATCAGAAGCAAATGTTCTCTTTTTAACTTGTCCTGGACCATATTCTGGTCCAAGGTTTCCTACTTTTTTACCTACACCAGAAGATCCAAACTTACTGAAATGTGTGCTAACCGGTTTATCAAATTTTTTAATAACCGAAGGACCATGATCAATCCTTGAAACTATTTCTTCTTCTATATAACTTTTAAATCTTATCATTAGTTATCTACTTTAGATCCAGCTCTCCACTGATAACATGACCAGTATCTTGCTTTATACTTGGGACCTGGGTTATCACAGTTATGTCTTGCTCTGAAACTCTTTCTTCTTTCAGGATTATCTCTCTTAATTGACATGTTAGGATCACCGAATCTTACTACGACGATATTGCCGTTAGGTCCTCTTGTATATACTTTAAATTTCTTATTTGGATTTTCTGATGTCCTTATTGGATCATTTAACTTTACCTTCTTACCTTGATATTCGGCTTCCATTATTACGTGATCAAATGAACAGTCTTGACATTCAGTGCTTTCATAGGTTCTAAATCTTTTTAATAGAACTGGCGGTTTGTCTTTTCTTCTTCTTTTATCCGTCATTCTTGTCATATGTACTCCTGGTTCTCCGTCTGGTCCTACACCTATACCTGCGACTCCACCGTGTCCGGCAGCATTCGCTGGCATATCATCTTTTATTACTTCCCTATCAATTTTTGTAGCTAACTTCTTAGGCTTTTCTCCTCTGATCCTATCTGCCAGAGTATAGTTACCGGCCTTTCTTTTTACTGGGACTTTAAGGTTAGGCAGTTTTTTAGATTTCCTTAAATAAGTAGATTCATTTTTTGGAACACAGTTTGGCACAAGCTTACCGTTTTTCTTCTTCATACCAACTTGTTTATGTGTATCCCAACAAGGTCCGTCTTCTGAAAAATCCAGAGTTTTCGGGTAACCTTTCTGGCCAGGTTTAAGACGTGGTAAACCCTGCTTTCTACGAGATCGTATACGATCCCATATATTATCTCCGACACCTTTTTTTCTAGTATTTTTCATAAGTAAACCTTTGACTCTATTTATAAATGATTACCTTTTTAATTCAGTTGGTGTAACATATATCTCTTGATTTGTAGGAACATGTATAGCTCTATACACATCAATGCCTAATATATTACCAACAGGGAAACATTCCTCATGAACTTTAACTTTATCATTTGCCTGCACTACTTCCTCAAAAGATCTATTCAACATCTTACTGCTCTTAACTCTATAAATCCCTGGAGAAATAGAATTATCTTCTAATAAGAACCATTCAGTTGACTCTTTTAGAATATCTAAAGGATCTATGTTATTCTTTTGCAGTACTTTTTCGATTTGTTTATCAGATAGATTTAATTTTTCTTTTAATAAGAATAGTGCTGCAGTATAAGAAGCAATCTTACCGCCGGCTCCAACAGCTGTCATTAATCTCTTGACATTGAAAACTAAACGGTGAAAAGCCGTATACGCTTTTTTTCTTTTGTCGTTATCTATTAAGACCTTTTTATCTCTTTTTCCTTTATCGTCGATAATGCCTAACTTATAAGCGTCAGTCTTTTCGAAAGGAGTAGTCAATATTTTTAAGAATCTAAATGTATAGAATAGATCTGCTGTTCTAGTTATTATTGACATCTATATCTTCCTCAATTTTTCTATTACCAGTTTATCCATAGCAATGTTTGTGTATTGATCATTTTTAATATAATTTAAGAAGATCAGAAACGGTTTAATGACCGGCCAATGTTTATCCTCTAATCTTAATTCCAAGATATTCAAAGAAGCTTCTATTCCGAAGGAATTGAAAACTGTTATTAAATGATTAAGTATCAATCTTTCTGCTAAATTATCATTTTCAATATACCGATTTAAAAGTCTTTTAATGTATTTAAATCTTTTTAAATCTTCATAGAAATCTTCAATGTCACTAAATTGAGGATTATAATAATTTTTCGCAGCGTACATTAAAAATGTATCTTCAGTTAACGTAAATTTCATAATGAACTCTAGATTATAATAATTATAATCTATTTATTCTTTCGTTTAACCGATTTCTTTTTTGGTTTCTTCGGCTTAATCATAGAAACTTTTTGAGCTTCCTCTGCCTCTTTCATTCTAATTTCAGTAGCCCTTTGTGCCTCAGCCTGTTTCTTACTAATCCATTGTTCCTCATACTCATCAATTTGTTGTTGAGTAAAGACGTTAGCAGGAGCTGGAGCTCTTACTAGGAGTTCTCCAGTTTCCCTGTTAATCCAACCTTCCATAGTAGGCTGAGCTTCTGTAGCCCAATCTGGTGGCTTAATCATTAGTACTGATCTCTCACATTTCTGCCTGTCTTACCTTGAGCAGGAACTTTAGCTTTACCTGTTAGTTTGTTGACAGCCGTATCCATTCCTTTCATCATCTTCATAGCTTTTCTTTCAGGACTTTTCTTATAACTTGGCCTTTTCATTCCAATCGTAGATTTTATATCTTCTTCTCCAGCCTTTTTTCCTGTGAAGAACATATCTCTTGATCTACCTTTTATATAAGCTTTAGTTAGATCTTTTGAAATCTCAGTAACAGTTTTTCCGTCTACGTCCTTATAATTAACTGAAGACTTTTCTGACATTTGTACATCTTCATACATTTCTTTGTATGCATCTAATATCCATCGAGGTTTAATATCTGTCATTTCGATATCCTCGTTAGCTTTCTTTTTTTTCTTTGGTCCATAAAGTTTATCTAATTTCTTTTGAAGAGGCTTATTTTGTTTTACTGCTGCTACATCTTCTTTAACTGCAGGTTTAACGACTGCAGGATCTTTCATAGGTGTACCGGGTTCTACGATATCCTTGTCACCTACGTCTTTATCATTACGCCTTTTCTTTGCTATCTTAACATTCGCTGTCATTGTAGCAGCATCTTTATTGACTATATCCTGTTCATCTGCTGCAGGATTTGCTACAGCATCATCTGCAGGTTTCATCATATCCTGTGCACCTTTACCTTTTCGATTGTTCTTCATATCTTCAGGCGGTGTAGCACCTTTATAGTGTTTAGCCCTGTCGGACTCGTTTACTTCTACTTCAGCCAGTGCTTTCCTCATGCTTTCGATACTGGCTGTATCTAATGATTTGTTATACATGTAATTTCTCCTTTACATCCAATATTGAGCTGAAATAGCACCAACTATTGCAACTATTAGTACCCAGAACAATTTATTTATGAACTGAACGGTCCGGGAATTATCGTTGACAGTTCTTTCGATATCATCTAATTTCTCAGAAAACCTATTCAATCTCTCATGCTGATTGCTATGGTCCTGCTGTAAAGCTCCGAGTTTCTCTTCGGTTCTAGCAAGTGATATCATAGCTTCAGATAACTTATCGACTTTATCTTCAATCCTTACTAGCCTATCATCAATATCTGCCATAACTAAACCTCTTTAGGAGAATAAAGTCCTTTTGGATCACATGTTTCACAGCTGCAGCCGGTACATATGTCATTTGGACATTCTTGACACTCTTTTTCACAGTGCTTATCATGATTGCATTTCCTGCACTTTGTCGTCATTTATTTTCCTCTAGAATCTTTATTCTATTCTCTAATTCTTCGATCTTCTTCGCGATTTTTGGACTCACCTTCTTCCAAGCATCTTCCGGTTGATCAAACCATGTTAATCCATATTTATCTCTGAGCCAATCTACAAACTTATCAAACTGTGCATAGCCCCAAAGACCTATTTTAGTTTCTCTGATATATGCCAAGCATGCTGCTCCAAGTAGTGCACCAGCTATGCTCGTGTATATCCAGAGATATGACATTAGCTTTTAAAGCCCTGCCATAGTTTCCAAGCACCGTATGCAAGTCCTAACCATGCTAATATCTTAGCGATCGGTCCTAGCATTATTACGATACCACAAAAGATTATTAATCCTAATCCTTCTATATTTTCTAACTTTTTAATTTTATCTAACATAAAGTTACCTATTAATTTCTTTCTTTTAGAACAGCCTGTAATTTTTTGATCATTAACGGAATATCTTTTTTAGGAAATTGCACGTATGCCCCCATCATAGCACCTGTTCTTTTATCTCCAGGTAACCTTTTATCCTGAGTCAACTGTATTCCTTGTCCTAGGCTCGATGCAAAAGTGTTTATTCGAACATACTTTGTTCCCTTATGCTCAGTGCCTTCTTGAATTTCTTCGTCATCCTTCTTTTCCATGAAGAACTTAACAGCATCTACTGTTGCTTGTAGCGTTTTATCTTTCATTCTATCCTCTATTCTTTGCTTTAAATGTTTTCATATTAATAAATTGATCTTCATTAGAAGTCGTCTTAAATAATTTCTTTCTAGAATTCCTAGCTTTGCCGGACATTACTTTTACTGAGCCCTGCCCTGGAGTTATCTTCTTCATCAGCTCTATAGATTCCGGAGAACCATAGTCATACTTGTAATTTTCTTGATTTGCATAATAAGCAGCTACAGCCATCTTCTGTATCTTCTTATCAGATTTTCCTTTAAATTGAGGTGCCTTAGATTTCCGGAAATCCTTGATGTAGTCTCCTACATCCGCGCCCTTCTTTAATTTCTCTCTTAATTCAAAAAAACTTATCATCTCTTTTCATTCGATGGTTGTTTACTAGCAAACACACCGCCTATTCTCTGACCTAGAGAAGGTTTAGACTGTCTAAAATCGCTTTTAGCCTGTCTTTTATTTATTCTCTCCTGTTCTAGGTCTCTATTGAGTTTATCTTGCTTTTTATAATAATCTTTTTTTCTTTGTGCTTTCTGATACTGAGCAGCTCTAGTTCCTCTAATTGCTCCTCTGGTTCCATCAGACTTCTTAACTCTAAGAGCTGCATTTGCCATTTTACCAACACCTTTACCGGCAAGTCTTGCTGCATGATATGCGGGTAATACTCCAGATGCATACCCAGCAGCCTTTGCTATTCCACCTAGTACACCTTCATCAACATCTTCATCTTTCTTTTTGGCTAAAGATTTTGCCATTGCCATTTTAGCTATAGGTTTAGCAATTGCCGCTCCAATCACAGGTTTAGCGATTGATAAAGCTGTTCTCTTTACTGCGGATCCAGCGGCTTTTTTTGCAAGACCACCGATGGCTCTTGCCCCTCCTATAGCGGCTCTTGCTGCTATAGCTGGAACTGCTTCATCTAAACTCTTTTTGAAATGAGCATGACTCTTGTGTGCCATTGCCTGCATCTTTTCTTTATCCATAGGTTTAGCTTTATTATACTTAGTTAGAAATTTTTGAGCATGACTCGGATCTACCTTGACCTTTTTACCGTCTTTAAATGTTACAGGTCTCATGCCTCTAAGTGTAACTGCCTTTCGGAGTTGCATCACAATATGATTTGCTCCATCATCGTCGTGTTGATCTTCCTTGACTTTTTTCTTTGGACCATAGAGTTTGTCTAATTTCTTTTGAAGAGGTTTGTTCTGTTTTAATGCTTTATATTCTTTTGTTTTCCTTGGGTCAGCACCTAAGAAATAATCCATAGAAGACCCTTTGCTATCATACTTTAT